ACCAACTATCTTGACTTTGGAGCCCCAAGCAATCTTAAGCTCCTTAAGAATCTCAAGATTACCGTAATTGGTGGTAGTGCTACTGACGTAACTCTCAACTGGGGTTATGATTATAGTTATGCTTACAAAAAGAAACGATTTACTCTAACCACTCAGATCATTGCTGAGTACAACATTGCAGAGTACAATGAAGGTGAATTTAACGCAGGTGTTCTAGTGAACCGCCCCAATGTAAACGCAAGTGGTGGTGGTGCAGTAGTACAGCTCGGTGTTGAAGCAGAAGTGAATGGAGCTCCAGTCTCTATTCAGCGTATGACCGCACAGGCAATCGTAGGAAGGACTATCTAATGTCAAATTATACGAAGACGACTAACTTCGCAGTAAAGGATACACTGGCATCAGGTAACCCTGCGAAGATCATTAAGGGCTCAGAAATTAACACTGAGTATGACAACATTGCAACTGCAGTAGCGACTAAGGCAGACACGGCATCCCCGACTTTCACGGGCACCGTAACTGTCCCAACTCTATCCGTTACTGGTACTGCAACTATCGGTACTGTTGATGGAGGTACTTACTAATGGCTACTCTTCAGGAAACCCTTAGTGGTCTTTTGGGAGCTGGTGGCAGCATGGCTGCTGCTTATCTTCCATATCAAGCCACCACTGGAGAAATGGAGGCACTGAAGAATATTGTCTCCGGTTTTGTTCCTCAGGCACAAGCTTTAGGACAAGAACTCACTGGCGTCTCTGAATTCAAACCCTTCAGTGTCAAGACTGCCACAGGTACTACCGATGTTGGTGCTGGTGGTGGTTTTACTCAAACGTTATCTCCAGAAGCTCAAGCAATCCAAAGTGGTATGCTTGCTCAAGCCACTGGTCTCATGGGCACTGCTGCTCCTACGGCTCAGGATCTCTACGCTCAAATGCAGGCAGCACAGGCTCCTGAGCTTCAGCGTCAGCGTTTAGAACTTGAGAATCGTCTGCAGGCCCAAGGTCGTGGTGGTGTTCAGACGGCTGCCTATGGTGGCACTCCAGAGCAACTTGCGTTGGAGAAAGCTGCTCAGGAACAGAGTACGAAGAATCTTCTTGCAGCATTGACTACAGCCCCTGCGTTGGCTGGTCAGAATCTACAAAACATTCAGGCAGCATTGACTGCAGGATATACTCCTCAGGCACAACAGATTGCTACACTCACTCCGGCTACTCAGCTTGCTAATATTTCTCAGGCAGGCCAACAGGGTATGCTTGAGGCCCTCTATAAGACTGGCATTGCTGGTCTTCAGGCAGAGGCAGAAGGTGCTGGTGCTGTTGCAACCCTTGAGGCTCAACGTTCTCGTGCATTGGCTGATGCCCTTCAGGGACTCTTTGCTCAATCTGCTGGCGTTGCTGGAAGTCAAACGATGTCTCCAGTCGATACCCTGCTCAATGTAATCCTCGGTGGTAGTGGGTCTAGTAGCAGTAGTAGTAGTAGTGGTGGTACTTGGTTAAACGAACTTGGTAACTGGGTATCTTCTTCTAGCTACGACGATGAGAACATGGTTTAATTAAGGAACTGACATGGCTAATAGTTTAATTTCAGACCTACTAAAGACCCCATCAGAAATTCGTTCAGAAGAGATTCTAAATCTTCAGAAGCAGGGTGCTGTGAATGCTCAAAATATTTTGATGAGCAAACTTGGATCTCCCATTGGTGGGGCAATTCAAGGATTGACTGCCAATGCCCTTCAGAACATGCCAGCAAGCTTTAGTCAAATTGGTCGTAGCGGCATGATGGGTCTGGGTTCTTTGGCGGGCCTTGTGAATCCTGAAGCAGGACAAGCAATCAAAGAAGCTGCTTTGAGTCCTCAAGAACGTAGAGCTAAAGCACTTAATCAACTCGTTGCAAAAAGTGGTGGTAATGCTGTAGGTCTTCGCAAGACTGCCGCTGAGTTGATTCGTTCTGGCAATGCTGGAGAAGCTGCTGGTCTTCTTGAGCTTGCAAACCTCATGGATGGTAAAGTAAGCACGGCAGAACAAAACATTGCATACTTTGCTGAGAAGGTCATTGGTTGTGACCCTTCGGACCCTAAGTGTCTTCAAGATGCTATGAAGATGGCCATTGAATACAAGCGTGGTGATACTGCAGCAAATCAGATGACCGTAAAGTCGTATGAAAAACTAAACGAAGAATACAAATCAGCTGAAACCTCTCGACAGAACATCATGGTTGCCAATGACTCCCTGAGAATGCTTGAGTCTGGTAAGGTCAATGTTGGTTCGTTTGCCAAGACTCGTCAGGGTGCTGAGAAATTCTATTCTCAACTTCTGAATTCCGTTGGAATCAATGTGAAGAGTGAGGCAGAAGCAGTGGCTCGTACTGAGACCCTCATGGCCAATACGAAACGTTTGGCTGGTCAGTTGCTTGCCTCTGGTATGTTTGGTTCTGGTACTGGTATTTCTGAACGTGACTTGCAGACCGCAATGGAGATGGCAGGTGCTGGTGAAAACCTGACTCCGCAAGGTATGAAGCAGATTCTTGAGTTGAATGCTAAGATTGAACGTGCTAAGTTGCAGCAGTATAACCAAAGACTTGGCCGTTATAGTAGTGCATTCTGGAACAGAACTCCTGAGGGTTCTCGTGAAGCCTACGTTGTTGATGTCCCAGACATCTATGAAATGAAGGCACTGCAGGGTGAAGCACCTAAGATGAAGGAAGTAACTTTGAATGACAAAGTTTACACCGTACCAGCAGGTGCTGAAATTGGTCAAGATACTAAGGGTAACTTACTCTATCGTTTGAACGATAAAGTTTATAACATGGATGGAACTGAGGTGACAAATGGCGCAGATTGATTTTACTCCGCTGGAAGTACAGCCTGAATTTCGTGATGTACAACAACCATCCGATGTTCCTACCTTTACTCCGCTAGAGCAACAGCCTGAGGGTCTTGAGGAGCCCCTAGTAGCCGCAGATAGCTACCTAGGACGCCTTGGGTCTCAACTCGGTGAACGTAAGATTAGCATGGAGGAGACCGTAAAGGATTACCTCGAAGGTCGTATCTCCTATCCTGAATCAATTCTTCAGGTAGCCGGTGATTCCTTTGGTGCTCTTTTTGATACCGTGGGTGAAACTGCCTTAACCATTCTGTCCTCATTGACTCCAGACGAGGCTGAAAAATGGCTACAGGAACAGATTGCCTCAGGTGCATCATCACTGATGAGCACTGAGACTGCACAGCAGCTCTATGAAGCATATCGTGGTCTTGACAAGAATATTCGTAAGGATATTGAAGCCGCAATCAATGTTGGCTTTGGTCTCGTTCCGGGCAAAAGCAAGGTTGGTAAAGCGTTGGTAGATTCTGCCACGGAGTCTCAGAAGAAAACCCTAGCTAAATATGTTCTCAGTCAGACACCTAATGCAAAGCAGGCTCGTATTGCTGAACGGGGTCTTGATAAATCACGTCAGGCCGTATTGAATCGTGAAGATGCAATTCTGAATACCGTCCTTTCAATTAAAGGAATTAGTGGTAGCTCCTCACGTCATAGAATCATGGAGTCTCTGAACAGAGAAGTCAATCGTCTTGGCATTGATATTCGTAAAGAACTTGCTGGAGTAAAAACTCAGGTACCCCGTGGCACTGTAGCAACCCGTGTTGGTTCTCGTCTAAAGCAATTCGTTACTGATAATCCTGAGTTTGTAGGTAAAGATCTTAAACCTACTTTTGATAAGGTTATTCGTGCCTATGATATTGCCCTTGGGAAATACTCAGGTAATCCTAAGGATCTCCTCAAGCTTCGTCAGGAATTTGATCGTGTAGTTGAGAAGTTCTTCAAGAAGGACGTTCATGCCGGTGATGATGTCAGTCGTGAAGTAGTGGCAGTAGTGCGTAATGAGATCAATCAACTCATGCAGGACATTGCTCCCAATGCAAACATTCGTGCTGCCATGAATCGTCAGCATCACGCCATGGTTGCCAAGGAAAACCTAGGCTACAACATGGCTCGTGAGGGCACTACTGCTGAGAAAGTTCTTCGCAAGATTGAACAACACCCAATGTTGGCCACCAGTGCTCTGACGGGTGGTGGTATGGCCTCTAACATTTTAGGATCTGAAGCTACTGGTGTTGGCCTAGGACTCCTAGGCGGTGCCTATGCACTCTCTAGACCCCAACTTCGTAGTGGTGTCGGTACCGTCCTGCAGAATGTCCCCGTAGGTCGTAGTATGCTTCTTCAGAATCAACAGGAAGAGAACGTAGCACCATAAAAAAACCCCTCAGGGACTCCTAGGAATCCTTGAGGGGTCCAAATGCTCCCCAGAGCAATTCTAAGCGGCTAATGGAGGGTCTGGTAGGTCAGTACCTTCTTCGTCATTAGCGGCCTCTACGGGCTTCTCAGGGGCTCTCAGGGGCACTTCTGGATAGTGATCCTCCACATAATTAGCGGCAAGCCTCATTAAATCTGGATTGTCTTTAAAAAAACCAAGTCCAGAGTTACAGTTATTGCATAATAATTTTCTAACGTCACCTGAAGAATGACAATGGTCTACACAGAAGTGTTTTGTTGTTGGTGGCCCACCGGGATCTGTATCTCCACATAAGTAACAACCTCCATTTTGTTTCTCCAGCATAGTGTTGTATTCTTCCAGAGTAATACCATACTTTCGTTTTAACATTCGTGATCTAGATTTTTCTGGAGAATCATTCTTCTTATTTTGTTCTCTCCCACAGGAAATACAAATCTTTGTGTTGGTTGAAGCCCAAGAAGGCCACCAAGTATCAGGAACTTTTAAATAAGTACCGCAGTGCATACAACTATTTTCAGAGTAGACTTCTCCATCGTTCCCATTCTGTCCGATTATGTCGATACGACTCCATGGGCAGTCATTCATAATACTCTCCATTATCCTGTACAAAAACCGTACCTTTTGTGGGTTCTAATGAACACACTTTGGGTATCATTTCGTTGCATGAGTTGTTGCATATTTTGAACTAACTGGTTGTTCCGGATAGTTCATTTTGTTGCGTTTCGTTGCACAATTCGTTGCATATTTCGTGCAATGTCCGCAAATTTCCGTATATGAGCAACTTAATCCCGAACGGGAAGAAAACCACTAAATTTACCACATTTGAGCAATAATCTTCCCGAACGGGAATCAATCAACCTTCTCGTCCAACTCCTCTTGGAATCGTTGGCACATGGCCACGGTAACCTCTGAGGACTCCTCAGTAGCCCAGACACGCTCAGGGTGATTCTCTTTCCAGCTCTTGTTCACGTCATTGATATTCATATCGTCTTTCTCCATTGTAAATACCACAAGGTTTGAAGACTAGCGTTCCAAAGGACTCCTAGGCACACCAAAATCTCAACCATTCTTCACTGCCTGCTCATACCAACCAAGCTTTGGTTTCTGAGTACTGATCAACTGACTTCGAGTAATCCTCTCCATCTGTGCTAATTCTCGTTTCTTCGGCGTCCACGCTCGAAGCTTAGGTACCTTTCTTCGGTAGTGAATATTTTTTAGAGCTGCTTGAATCTGCTCGTTGCTTGGTTGTTCTTTTGCGAGTTTTTGCAGCCGCTTGGTCCTGTTTAAGTCGTAATTGTAACTCTTGTAATGATCTTTGTTGCTCTGTGAAGAGGACTTCCCCTTTGCCATCTATGATCTCCTTAATGCATCCTAGAGGGAAACCACAACGATTTCCAATCTCTTTTTCAGTGTCACAAATCCATATTGAATCTTCTTTAATATCCAATAGGAAACCCACGGTCTTAAATCTCGGAAGCTTGCGTGGAGGCTCCTTAGCGTTCCACACAAGTTCCGAAACAATATCGACCCAATCAATTACTACGAGAGTCATCTACTAGATCCACGATTTCACATGAGCCGCCTGAGCATGCATAGGTCTGACTGCCCGCAGTGTTGTCTTCCTGCTCATACTTGGACAGATCGTTCCAATCAATGGCAGGCTCTGGGTGATCCTTCATCCATTGTAGATACTGGTCTTCCGTAATCTCCTGATATGGGGCCTGACGATAGCTATGCTCAGAGTGAGGAAGGAAACTAACACCAGAAACGGTATTAAAATTATTCCAAATCCAAGAGCCAACGTCCATCCACTCATGCTCCTTGACAGAGATAGTAACCGAGGGCTTGTGTTCACACCATTCATCCTGATAGGTTTTCCATAAGTCTAAATGTTCCAGTGCAGTCAAATCATCACGTACCACAGCATTGTCCGGTGCCTTCATTGGGAAGTAGAACACAGTGGTGTGGTCCGGCTTCATAACATCGGCTTCCCAATATACTCCCGAATCCTTCAGGAATGCAGTAATAGGGTCTTTGTTATCTCCTCGGACTGTTCGTAGGTAATACTGGCTATGCCGAGTATGAATCCCACTGGCCGCATCCACCAACTGACTGACGGTACCACTTGGTTTAACACAAGTGACAGCGGCAGAAGGATTGATGCCAATAGCATTAGCCCACTGTTTGTTAGTAGCAACAGCATGATCCCGAAGATCATTAAGTACTTTCTTAAGTGTTTCATCATTGGTACTCATCATCTTGTTGTCAAGAATACCCGTGAGGGATACACCTAGGAGTGCCTCCTCTGCAGTGTTATCTCTCCAGCCCTTACTAAGATACGAAAATTTTGTAAGTGTTGCCTGAAGTGTTCCCAGTATTGCGGCAATTCCCACTTTATGCTTAAGGGTTTCAACCGTATCGTCATGTCTGACGATGACTTCACTGAGATTGCAAAACTGCTTGGGCCGAAGAATAATCTCGCTACATGGATTGCATCCAAAATCATGTTCTGTGTCTCTTCGTCCCAGTGATGCAACCTTTGCCTTAGCTGCATCTCGGTTAAAAATTCCACGCTCTCCCGATTTGGATTCATAGAGACTCAACCATTCCTTCATGAAGGTACCCATCTCAACAGGACCTACATAACATACAGAGTTATTTGCCAGTGCCCGCTGAGGATTATCATCCCACCAAGCACCACTCTTAGCAACAGCCATCTGACCATCCTCTAGATCAGACAGTGAGATCATAGCAGAACGACGTACACCACCCACTACAACAATCTCAGCAATCTTACACATCAGATCATGGCATTCAATCGGCTTCAGCTTACGGCCTGCTGCCTTCTTGAAGGTCTCAATACTGAAACGGAACAGATCCTCTAACGGTTCCGGTCCACTTGCCCTGCCTCCGAATGTTTTAAGTCTTGCACCCTTTGGTCGGACACCGGACACGTCCCACTTAGGAATGTTGCCAGAGTAGAGTAGACTGAGCAATTCTTTGTATGCCTTAGCCCATCCATTCTTAGAATCTCTAACAACGATTGTGGTATCTGATTCATGAAATGATTCTGCAACCTGAGGTAACTTGTTAGTAAACTTTTCTTCCACGGAGAAACCTACACCAGTTCCGTTCATTAGAATCTGGAGTGCTTCATCAAAGGCACGAGGGGAATCCACCGAGGTGTAGGCACAATTATAACCTGCTACGTTGTCACGTTCCAGTGCCTTACCTGCAGTCATGAGTGCTCTCATGGATGGCATTACTTCCAAGTTCAGGATAGCTTCCTTCAGCATCTTACCCTTTGAACCTAGGTCAAAGCCATGGTTATCCTTCAGGTGCTTTTTAAAGAAAGAAATGTAACGGTCTACAGTCTCATCCCAGTTCTCACGGCGGCCTTCCTCTGGCAGCCAACGGCTATACCGTGACTTGTAAATGAATTCCTGATAGTTAGTTGGAAGCTGGTTCATTAATTGCATATCCTTCTTGTTCTTCAATTGCCTTCTTAATTAGGGAAGTGAATCCTTCCTGTACTAGAAACTTGGTGGCTTCATCATCCGTGTCAAGCTGCATACTTGCAGAGCCATCCTCATGTTCTTTGTAGTTACTTACTTCAATCTTCATCATAGTCCTCTAGATAGTATTCTTCAATTTCGTCCACAGCTTCTGCATCTTCAGTGAAGTAGCTTCCCATACTTTCTGGATAGTAGCTGTCACAGTAATCACAAAGCTGGTCCCGATAGTTTTCAACCCGTTCAGGAAATCTTTCAAGAAGATCTTCCACTGTGATTTCAAGGAGGTCAACAAGGGTGTCTGCATCACACACTTCCTCCAGTCTTTTTAGTAGTTGATCCCTTGACACTGCTCTCCTCCTTCACCATGAGTTGTACTATCTGACCTGACTGAGAAACGAAGGGGCTACCGTGTAACTCCCAACCGTCTGCAAAGTTTTTATTAATCATATCTTCAAACCGATCCATTCGTGCAGTCTGAATCACTGTCACCTTCTTCATATTCTAACACCTCTTCTTTTAGGTTATCAAAGAATTCATCCCAGAATTCTTCATCTTCAATGTCATGCTCAAGAATCAGATTCTTCAGCGGCTTTGTCTTCTTCATAAGTAATAACTTCAATTAGGGTTTGAAGGAATTCCTTGGGATTGTCCGGTAACTCCATGAACTTTTCTTCCTCAAGGGCAATCAAGCGGTACCAGAATTTACCATCCCATTCCACTTTCATCAAGGCATAATTATCTACTTGATTTATAACGGTGTAATTCATTTTGTTTTACACTCCCAATGGTGTCTACGCTTAAAATTGTTTGCTTTACCAAGGACTTCCCCGGGGGCTGGTCCCTTAAATTCTTCAATCCATCCATTGTAATACTCATCGGTCTCAAGTACCTTGCGTTGCCACTGAGTCTTACATTCCATATATCTTAGGGCAGTACTGGATTTCCATTGGCTTAGGATCTTGAAGGTAAAGTTCTCCATGCCATTAGCATAAATGTCATCCTTAAGTTCCCTACTGCTGGAGATATAACGTTTCCAATCTGATTGTTTCCAGTGGTCCGGGCACCAGCCGGGATTGGTCATGTCCTTAACGACTACCTTCCGGGTTGTATTCTTGGTCCAGTATACCTTCCTTCCAATGTACTTTCTACCTGTCAGGTTATTGGTAATCTCGTAGACAAAACCGAAGTACTTACTTGGGTTTGGTTTACGGCCAGTCCAATGAGTATTAGAAGTGTCCTGCTTCTTCATCAATGACATAGTGCTTTGTGATCTTGCCAAACTTTTTCTCCTGCAGGTTTCCGTGACATTCGTACTTGAAGGAACAGAAGGAGCAACGCATATCCAGTTCCCCGTTAGCATTAACAGACCATACTGGATGGTCAGGAGGTGTTGACTTGCTAACAATGTCCTTAACATAAATGACATGATCCTCAATGTTCTTTAGTGTGTTGACTGTGGTGAGTTTCAACTCCCCAGTATTCTTATTTAATACAATGAAGTGTGCCTTCTTCTTACCCAGTGCATGGGCATAGGCACTGATCTGTTCAAGGTATCCAAAGGAATCATCCTTGATCTGATCGTCCTTGAATTTATCAAAGGACCAGTTACTGGCAGTCTTGAAGTCCACCAGTTCATTGTCCACCACGGCATCACATGAACCCTGCACACCAGCAACAGACAACTTAGCCTGTTCGTCCTTGACCTTGTGACCACTGATCTTAATCACTGCCTTCAGGAGTGCTTCCATGAGGTGTCCCTGCATGAAGGTTAGGTATAGCTTATCAGCAGGTTCTTCCTGTTCATAATCGTGTGCCTTGTACCACTGCATACGTTCACACTGACCGATGGCAGAGATACGAATCTTACGGTTATCCTTCTCCTCCTTGTAGTGATTGTAGAGTGCAGCACCACACTCCTCCATGAATTGTTCAATCACTTGATTGAAATCAACGTCTTCAGCAATGTACTTCTCACGCAAGGAGTGATACAAGTCTGGAATAGCGTAATGAATATCTGACATAATTTATCCTAAGTGTGTAGTACCTGTGATTGTATTCTCATACATTTGTTCAGCCTTATTCTTGAAGGTATTATCCCAAGAGGCCGCTGCTCGGAGATATGCAAGGTGATCTTCAAGATACCACAGTGCTTTCTCAAGATCCTCCATTGGAGTTCCCTTATGTTTGTGACGGGCAATATACTTAATCACATTCCCTAGATTGAAGTTGAGATCCCATGAATGGATAACATCAATAGCTTCAATCCCATGTTTATAATGTTCACTCATCTTCTGTCTCCGAATACCACATTCCACAATTAAAGTGTTCACCATAAGATTCAATTAGATCTTTAGGATAACCTTCTTCAATTAACCAAGCCTTGACATCTACAGGACCCTTGGGTAATACCTTTGGAAACCCATACTTCCAACCTTGGGGTGGATCAATGTATGTTGCTTTACTCATGGATTAACTCTCCACCATAATAATCATACATCAACTCGGCTGCTTCCAAGTGTTGGTAGATTAGATGCATATCTGATTTATGATCATCACTGAAGATAAGACCAGCCTTGCCTTCCTCAAGATAACTTTTCATGGATTGCATCACGTGTTTCATTTCACTACGGACGATGGCTTCCACTTGATCATCAATTAAATCTATTTTCATATACCATCCTTATACAGTTTCTCAACCTTCTCCATCAAAACAGCAAATTCTTGCATGTTCTTTGAAGTCATAATCTGTTTGATCTCAACCTCCAGAGACTCCTCATCAAAACCCTTGATCCTACCTATTAATAAATCAGGTACCTCATCATCGTAGATTTCAAATTCAGTTGGAATGATCTTCATCTTCTGGCTCCCAGTGTTCACACCTACAGACATACCGATCCAGTGTGTGACTCATGTTACGATCAAACCCATGTGGTGCATCGGGGTGTGTCTTGCAGGGTACTTGTTCTTCAATCTCAATCTCTTCAGGAATGTCTAACCTCTTAGCAAACTCAAGCACCTCTTCAAGTCCTGCGTTACCAT